AGTAGATCCTATGCAAGATGTACCCGATCCACCTGCGGTACAGGTATGGACTCCAGAACTCAATGACGTTAAAGCGAGAGATCCAGCAGTACCGCCTGATCCAATAGTAGTTTGTCCACCTAATACTGGTAATGCTGCGATCCCCGAACTAGGAGTTACGGCTGATGGTGTAGCATCTCCCATTATTACGGATTCTGTTTTTGAGAAGGCTGATCCAGCAGTTGTAATCGAAGTATCTGTCTGGATCATAGCTGGCACTCCGTCAGATAAACTGCCAACATTGATCCCCCCTATCTTTCCTGATGTTGTGGTATCTCCTACAGTTACAGATGGTGTTATGTTGTTTCCGCTAAGACTATATGTAGTTCCTACCTTGTTGGTTACGACATAAGGCATATCAACTGTGATTTGTGCTGAAGTAACAAACTCCTGTTTTATATCAGCAAATGCAGCAGACGGTACGAATAGAAGTAAAGCAAACAGTTTTTTCATTTAATACCTACTTTGTTTTTACTATTATCTACTATTTTAGGTCCATTACTGTTACTTATGCCACTTTTCTTCTGTCCTACACTAATGCCATAGCTTCCAAGAACCCCCGAAACCAAACCAGCCGTGAACGCTCCATCAATTCTTACCTTGCCCATGTACCCCAAAGTCATCATTGATAGACTCCATGTCAAAATTAGAAATCTGATCGCATGACCAAAGATTTCACCCCATTCAATACCTTCTTTTTCTTCTTTTTCTTCAGCCATAACATTAAGGTTTCTTGTCTAATACTAGCAATCTAGCTATGTTTGGAAAAACTAACAAACTATGTCTAAGTTTCTAATTAATCTATTTATTAGGTTTGGTAAATCAGAATCACTGCGAAAAGCTGCTTTGAATCTATTGAAAGATCTAGCAAAAAAATCTGACAATGATGTTGATGATGCAATCGTCAAAATGATTGAAGAAAAATTATTTCCAGTAAAATGAAAATTACTAAATTTCTCAACATTGATATAGAACCAGCACCTCCAGAAATGGAATTACAGGTTGAAATGCAATGTAGAGAGATTATGAAAGCTAATGATTTAGATAATATAAAAAGATATTGTACACATATGGTTAGAAAGAAATTTGATCAAGATGTTTTTATGGCTTCGTTATTAAATAGACTTATAGAATTGGAAGCAGAAAGAGTTGTGCAACAAATGAGAAAAGAAAAAAAGAAACATACTAATCCAATCAAGAAGTTTTTTCGTATTCGTTAAGTTCTTCATCAGTGAAATCTCTAATTAATAATTTATCGATCTTGTCAATTTCATAATTGTATTTAAGTATTGCAGTCCTTATATGTTCTTTAACCCAACGACCTTCTTCATAAACTACTTGTGCTTTGCCATTTTCTTTTATAAAAACATAGTGATCCATACCCTTCATTTGAATTTCTATAAAATTCTTTTCTAAATTTTTACGTCTTATTTCTTTAAGTTTGCGTAACTTTAAAATAGACTTTCTTACTGGTTTCATTGTTTAAATATAAGGCATAGTTAAGAACATATGCCTTTTGTAAATAATTTAAAACAGACCTTGTGAGTTAGTAACACCCTCTATTTTTTGTGGATTAATTTGACCAAAAAATCCGTTCCCGTCATCTGATTCCAACGCTTTAGCGTTAATGTATATACCTTCAGTTTTAACTGTGCCTTTTTCTTTCCCAAGATAAACTGAACCTCCAGCAGTTTTTGTATTTACTAAATTTTGAATATGATCCATCAGATGTGTAACTGATTCTGTTGGAATAAACAAACTAAGTTGAGGACCAAACCTACCTTCTTGAACTTTAAATCCTACAGGTAAAGGTAGTGCTGGATTAAAAGAGTAGTCTTGTTGTTGATTAGCCATTGAAATAATTTTGTAATACGTTTTTGATAAATTGATTGGGAGAAACATTATTGTCTTTGCAATAAGTTCTTATTTGTTTTGCAAGAAGATCATCAGTTCTGATTGAAAAGATGTTTCTGTTGTAATCTTTATGGCGATCTTGCTTGCGTTCTTGAAGTTGACTTAGAACTTGTTTCCCTGCAAATTCTGCTTCTTCTTGGGTCATAGAGTTGAATCAATTTCATTTATTAGAAGTGTAAGGAACTTACCTTGTTCAGCAGTTCTTATGTCAGCATGACCTAGTTGTTCAGAAGTGATGCCATATTGTTTCTTAAATTTATCTATGACTTCTTCTTTTTTGTTTGGATATTTTTCTGAAAGATTTATCATCTTAGCCACTACAGCTTGAAGAGCAGGTTGAGATATAGGTTTACCATAGTTCTTATCTTTTATAGATTCAACAGGCTCACCTTTGTCATTAGGTTTGCTAGGAGTTCTTTTTATACGATCTTCCTTTTCTGGTAAAGCTTCTTCTTTCTTTGCATCTTCAATTTCAATCTGAGCCCATAATTCATAAGCTAATCCAAAAGTAAAACAAGCACAGGCACAAAGACATCTACGATGTGAGTTTTGAAAGTTAACAGAAGAAATCTTTTGTAAAGGTCTATTTGCATTGTCTGTAATAGCAAAAGGGAAAAGAGTGGTTTTAACACCTGTATCTATATTTTCAAAATAACCCATAAGAAAACCAGTTTCATCAGGAGCTTTAAAAATATAAGATGATATTTCTTCTTCAGAAGTGGATTTATCAAGACAGAACTGCCAGCCAGGAGCGTGTTCTCTTAGTATCTGTGCAGTTTTGGCCCAAGCAACGTAATCAAACTTCATCTTTTTATAGATGTCAGTGGTTTTGATTACACCAGCTAGATTGGGTAAGGTGGTGGTCATGTTTAATTAGTATTAGTAAACTATTAGTATACTAATCACAAATGGAGGATATTGCAATATATGCTCCTGGCAATTCATCTTTATTTACATATCTTTTCTTTGTATTAAGTTCGACAACAAGCGAATCATCCTCCAATACGCTCCCACCAGCACTTACAGATAATCCATCCAAAGTTGATCTTGCCACTTTATCAATATCACCATTTATTCTGCTGATGCAATGTCTAGGTGCTGAATCTTTCAATAGATGTGCAAATTGACCTGTTCTATAATGTGATATTGGTCTTGGAAACATAAATTCTATTTCAACTTTTATAGGGAAATTTATTGCTCCACTGTCATAGCATTCAAGAGCAGCTTTTTCTACATTCTTTCTCCAAGGTTTTACTTTTTTGGACGATTCCATCATCGCACCATATTTTGTCATAGTTTTAGATCCTTGAGGGCCAGGGATTCCAACAACCCTTATCGTTATTTCATTCATTTATAAATTGTTTGTAATTGTTTGATAAATTTTTTAGCATAGTAATTTCTATATGCCCAATCAGCATTATAACCAACATTAAAATGAGCTTTTTTACAGATATCAATATATTGATCAAGTAAATAATTTAGATTATGTTTTAACCTTCTCATTCTTTCTCTAACTTTGATGCCATGTTTAAAATTAATTTTTGAATAAGAATTTGAATGAGTTTCAATTCCATTGTCAGTTAATAAAATATAATCGTAACCATAATGTTTAGTACCAATCTTTTTACAACCTCTTTCCAGGTATTGACGTTCAAGAAACGCACTACTTCTATAAAATTTATATTTGTCAATTTCATCTTTATCATTAACTTTATTATCAGTTAAATAAACATATGGCTGACTACTTTTACCCCAATAAACTAAAGGGAAACTACTAAAGCTTTCACCACTTCCGTATGGTCTATCAGAATAAGTAAAATAAAAATCGTATTTATATTTTGTTAATGAATTAATAATTTTGTCATAAGTAATATCATCTTTTTTTTCTGGTAGCTTAGTTTTATCAATTAAATTAAATATGTTAAGGTTTTTAATATCACTAATATTCATCCCTTCTTTTACTAAATCTGGAAACGCATATCTATAATCATTCCTTATAGCCCAATCTGAAAGTGGAGGTATAACATATGAATAATTAATATCATCTCCATATCCATTATCAATAAAACCAATAACTATGCCATAGGTTTGTTGGTTTTGACCTCTATAAAAAATAATATTATCGCCTAGTTTTACTGGAGATGTTTTTGGCTCAAAAACTACATTATGTTTTTTATATAATGATTTAAAAATTTCTATATTGTCTTTGTTATATTTTGCTTTTGAATATTTAGAAAATTTGTAATTGTCTTTTATTGTTTTTGGATCTTTATCTAATTCTCTTTTAATTTCTTCTAATTGTCCTTCAACTGCAATAAGTTCTTTTTTAGATGTTTCATGACCACAATTAGGGCAAGTTTTTTGTGGTTTATAAATAAAATTACATTCTTTACAAGTAATAAAAATAGGTTTACCTTTCGGTTTTATGCTTTCTTCTTCCTCTTCTAAAACCCAAGTCTTCTCAACATCAATAAAATCATGTCTATATGTATTACCAACATGATCAAGAACTATGGCTGTTTTACCTTTTTCTGGTCTAAGAATTCTTCCTACTTGTTGCATATATAAAGCTTCTGAATTTGTAGGGCGAAGTAAGATAGCTCCTGTCACACAAGGTAAATCAGTTCCCTCACTAATGATGTCAATAGATACGACAACACTTATCTCATGATTTTTAAGTTTATTAAGAACTATATCTCTTTCACTTATAGACATTTCACCAGTTAGAACCTCTGATTTAACACCTTGAGAAACAAATTGATTATGAACTTTTTTTGCATGATCAATATCTACACAAAAAGCAATAGCTGGTTTGCCAAGTAAATGTTTTTTGTATTGTTCAACTGCATCACCTGTAATAAATGGTTGATCCATTACTTCTTTTAAATCTTGTTTTTTATAATCTCCTCTTTTAAATTTTAATTTAGATAAATTTGGTTGAACATTACCTGCAAAGACTTTGTGATCGCAAAGATAATTGTTATTTACTAACTCTTGAACTTGTACTCCTTGAATTAAATGATCGAAATATTTTCCTAGGGGTTTATTATCTAAACGTATTGGAGTTGCAGTAACACCAATTTTTAAAGCTTGATTATATTTTTCAATTATTTTTAGCCAAGTACCAGCAGCAACGTGATGTGCTTCATCAAAAATCATTACATCTGGTTCAAATAATTCATTATTTATATTTCTATATAATGTATATACAGAAGCAACTTGTAAGTTTTGATTATTTTTTAAACCTGCTTTTTTAAAACCAGCAGAAATAATTCCATATTTAACATTTATAAGATCAAGTTTATTACAAGCTTGTTGTAGAAGTTCTCTTCTATGTACAAGTATTAGAACTTTTTTACCTGAATTAACAAATTCTTTTGCTAATTCAGAAAAGATGATTGTTTTACCAGCACCTGTAGGAAGCACAAGAAGCGGTGCTTTATAGCCTTCTTTGAAACTAGATTTTATTTTTTTAAGAGCAGTTGTTTGGTATTCTCTAAGATTCATCTTTAATTAAATAGTATATATATTTATATATAACTATACATCAATTTATATTATCCTTCAAGTTCTCTTATTCTTCTTTGAATATCATCAAAAGCTACAACATATTCCTTATCACTAATCTCTCTTTGAAACCATTGCCATTCAAGTGATGCAATTTCATTATTTAATTTTGTGATGAGATATTTTTTTCTTTTATCAAGTTCTCGATAAAAACATTTCATTTCATTATTTTCCATTTTCTTCTTATCTTAGATTTAAGTTGTTTAGTTTTCTGAATTTTTAAACTTAAGTAAGTGTTAT